TAGTATTGATTCTAATTCTGTCGTTGCTTTAAGTCTTAAGACGTAATTAGTATTGTTGTGTTGTCGTTGCCTCGGCGTCGAGTATATTAGCGGCTTGGTGGATCTGGGTCGGACCTCGGTCGGGGCTTGGTCGTTGTTGGTTGGTGGTTGTTGTGGCTTGGGCGCGTGATTCAGTTCGGCGGCGTCGGTTGCCGTCTGATTGGGCGTCTAGGCGGCGTGCGGTGTTGGCTCGTGATGGTGGTCGTTGTCAGTGGAAGGTTGATGCGTTGTCGGTGTGTGGTGCTCCGGCTACGGATGTGGATCATATTGTTCCTGGTGATGATGATTCGTTTGGTAATTTGCGGGCGTTGTGTCGTGAGCATCATGCGTTGAAGTCGGCGCGTGAGGGGCATGTGGCGTTGGCGCGTATGCGTCGTGAGGTTGCTGGTCGGTTTAGGCGTTCTGATCCGCATCCTGGTTTGCGTGGGGGTGGTGTGAATGGCTCGTAGTGGTCCTGTTCCTGCGCGGCGGGATGAGTTGGTGGATCAGCGTCCGTCGAGGACGCAGCATGTGACTGGTGGCGTGTTGATGGGTGCGTCGCCTCGTAAGGCGGATCGTAAGTGGCATGCGACTGCTAAGCGCATGTATGAGGCTATTGAGGTGTCTGGTCAGTCGTTTTGGTTTCAGCAGACGGACTGGGAGATGGCGTATAGCTTGTGCGAGGACTTGTCGGCGTATAAGCGTCAGCAGGATGAGGCTGTGCGTGCTCGTGCGTTGCGTGCTGGTTGGGATGCTGAGGCTGCGTCGTTGAAGCCGTCTGAGCGTGAGGCGCGTGGGTTTACGCGTGATCGTCCTCCCCTGTTGCGTGATCCGTCGTCGCAGCGTTTGGCGACGATTTACATGGAGTTGGGTAAGTTGGGGATGTCGGAGTCGGAGCGTCGTAGGGCCGGTATTGAGTTGCGGCCTGATGAGTCTGAGGTAGTTCCGGCGTCGGTGAGTGTGATTGATAGTTACCGTGAGCGTTTGCGGTCGTCGTAGTGGTTGTTGTTGTGGGGGTTGTTAGTGGTTGTTGTTTATAGTAAGCCTGGTTGTGGTGCTTGTGTGGCGACTAAGCGTGCTTTGGATAAGGCGGGCGTCTCGTATGAGACGGTGGATGTGAGTGTTGATCCTGCGGCTCGTGAGATGTTGGTTGAGCGCGGGTTTAGTGCGATGCCGGTTGTGGCTCCTACGGGTGATGTGGGGTCGTGGTTTGGTGGCTTTAGGCTGCAGCGTTTGCGTGAGGTTATTGCTGCTGAGGCGGCCGCTTAGAGGTTGTTCCCGGTAGCTGATTCAGCCCTCCCCTACAATGGGGTGGGGGTTGGGCTGGAGTTCTGTTATTCCCTCGTTGCCTCATGTGGGGTGGCGGGGCTGTTTTCAGCCCGCCCACGCGTTTGTGTGGAGTGGGCTGGAGATTCTTTTGTTCCTTTCCGCCCTGTGGGGTTGGTTGGGTTTTTGGTGGCCCCCGTACGCTGAGACGGCGAGTCGTGGCCCTGGGTCCGCGACGTGGCGCGCGAGCACGACGGCTATACGGCGGGGGCATTTTCTTGGTAGTGGTAGCGGGGTTCGCCTCGCGGCCGACCCCCTGACGGTTTTCGTTGGGGGGGTTCATCTTTGGCCCGTGTGGTGGAATTTGGTAGACACACCACACTCAAAATGTGGTGCTCTTTGGGGCGTGCGGGTTCGAGTCCCGCCACGGGTACTTGTGTGTTGATGGGTTGGGGGTGTCCTGGTTTTGGTCGATGTTGATAAGGCTGGGACACCCCCTGATGGTCCCTATGATGGTTTGTCTGATGAGGAGATTCTTGAGCGTTTCGCGCCGGTGCATTATGGGCCGACGTGGGAGCGCGGCGAGGATGGCCGGTTTGTGTTGCCTGAGCATACGTTGGGTTGGGAGATTGCTCGGTGGTGTTCGGATTATTTGGAGCCACTTGGTGCTGACCAGGAGGTGTTTGAGTTTACCTTGGAGCAGTTGCGTATCGTCCTGTGGTGGTATGCGGTTGATGATGAGGGTAAGTTCATTTACCGACGTCGCGGGGTGCTGCAGCGGATTAAGGGTTGGGGTAAGGACCCTTTGCTCGCGGTGTTGTGTTTGGTTGAGGCGTTTGGTCCGTCCCGGTTTGCTGGTTGGGGTTCTGATGGTGAGCCGGTTGGGCGTAGGTGTCCGCAGGCGTTGGTGCAGATTTTTGCGTTGAAGCAGGAACAAACGAGCAATACGTTCGATATGTTCCATGTGCTTGTTGGTGACAAGATGCGTGCGAAGTATGGCGCGGATGTGAAGCTGCAGATTGTGCGCGGTTGTAACAACACGGCGCGCATCGAGGTCAAGACGTCGGCGTTCCGTTCGACGGAGGGTAACCGTTGTACTTTCGCGTTGTTGAATGAGACGCAGCACTGGTTGCCGCAGAACAATGGACAGAAGTTGAAGAACACGGTTGAGGGTAATACGACGAAGATGAAGTCCCGTTACCTGGCTATTACGAACGCGTATAAGCCTGGTGAGGGCAGCGTGGCTGAGGACGACCGTGAGGCGTATATGAAGTCGTTGGAGGGGTTGACGACGGAGACTGACGTGTTCTATGACTCGTTGGAGGCCCCGGATGATACGCCGTTGGATGAGCGCGTGTTTAAGGTGTTGTATAACGCGGTGCGTGGTGATTCGGTGTGGTGTGATGCTGATGAGGCGTGGCGGTCGGTGTTGAATCCGTCGCGTCCGACGTCGGAGTCTCGTCGCATGTATTTGAATCAGGTGTGGCAACCAGAGGGGAACCTGTTCTCATCGGCTGAGTGGAAGCGTATCGAACGTAAGGCGACGTTGGAGCCTGGTGACAGGATTGTGCTCGGGTTTGATGGCGGTAAGTCGGATGACTCTACGGCGCTTATCGCTATCCGCGTGTCGGATGGTTTGATGGTGCCGCTGCTGCTTGAGGAGAAGCCGTTGGACCTCGCGGGCGACTGGGAGGTTGACCGTGAGCGCGTGGACTCTATGGTCCACAGGTGCTTCCGTGACTACGACGTCGTTGGGTTCTACGCGGACGTCGCGTTGTGGGAGTCGTACATTCATGAGTGGACTTTGGATTATGGCGAGCGGCTTGTGGCTCGCGCGTCGGATAGGGGTCCGATTGCGTGGGATATGCGTGGTTCTCGTAAGCGGACGGCGGGCCTGCATGAGGCGTTTATGGCGGCGATTCTGGACGGTCGGGTGTCGCATGGTGGTTCGCGTGAGTTGGCGGCGTCGTTCCGTCGTCATGTGTTGAATGTGTTGCGTAAGGATACGCCGTATGGTGTGTCGTTTATGAAGGCTGGCCGTGAGTCGAAGAAGAAGATTGACATGTATGCGGCGGCGATGTTGGCGTTTGGTGCTTATCGGGATTATCAGACTGAGATGGCGTCGAGGCCGGTTGCGAAGGCTGGGGGGTCGTTCTTCCGGTTCTGAGGGGTGATGTGTTGTGGCGTTGATTGATGCTGGTGATTCGTTGGAGGCTCTTGTTGGTGAGGGCTTGCGGGTGTTGAGGCGCGATTGGGAGGATGGGCTTGAGGTTGCTGACGCGTATTTGCGTGGCGATTTTGACGACCCGTATTCCCCGAAGGGCATGTTGCCTGAGCATAAAGCGATGATGCGTAGGGCTCGTCAGAATTGGTGCGAGATTCCGGTTAATGCGGCGGTGCAGGCGTTGGCGGTTGACGGGTTCCGCTCGGGGGATCAGAGGGCAGGTGACGAGCGTTCGTCTGAGACCCCCGAGTGGGACTTGTGGCAGCGCAGTAATTTGGATGCGAAGCAGGCGCAGGTGCATCGTAGTGCGGTGGCGTATGGTCAGGCGTTCACGGTGGTTGAGCGCGGGCAGGACGGTAGGGCCTATGTTCGCGTCCTGTCGGCGTTGCGGACTGTTTGCCTGTTCGAGGACGCCCTGTCGGACGATAACGCGATTCTTGCATTGTCGGTGATGCGCCGTCCTGGCGAGGGGCCGGATGGTCGCCCGAAGCCTGGCCTGGCGGTCGCGTGGGATCGTTACAATCGTTACGACGTGGTTCTGCCTCATGATGGCGGTGAGCCTCGCGTTGGTCCCGGCGTCGCACATGGCGGTAACGGCCATTGTCCGGTGACGCGGTTTGTGTCGCAGATGGACGACGAGGGGCGAGTGCAGGGCGCGGTCCTACCGTTGAAGCAGTGGCAGGACTCGTTTAACCAGATGCTTTTCAATCTGCTGCTTGAGCAGTCGCATGGCGCGCATCGCGTGTTGTGGGCGACCGGCTTGGAGCCTGCGGTCGCGGTGGACGCGGACGGCATGCCGGTGGTTGGCCCCGATGGTGGGGTTGTTCGTCAGCCGATTGCGGCGGGGCCTGGTGACTTCCTGGTCAACTCGTCGCCGGATGGCAAGTTCGGTTCCCTGCCGGTTGGCGACCAGTCCGGCTATATCGCGGCGATGGATGCGCTGATTAAGGACTTCAGTGCTATCTCGCAGACGCCTCCTAACTTCCTCCTCGGCCAGATGGCGAACTTGTCTGCTGACGCGTTGAATGCGGCTGAGAAGTCGTTCCGCCGCAAGGTGGAGTTGTACCGGACTCAGTTTGGTGAGTCGTGGGAGCGGACGTTGCGTGTGGGTATGGTGCTAGAGGGTCGCGCGGAGCGCGACCAGTGGGAGCATAACGAGGTTCTGTGGCGCGACCTTGAATCGGCTGCTTTGTCGCAGACGGCGGATGCGCTGTCGAAGTTGCGGGAGATTGGGGTGCCGTCTCGCGGCTTGTGGGAGATGGTGCCTGGCGTGTCGCCGGTCCAGTTGGATCGTTGGGATGAGTTGGCTGTGTCGGAGCGTTTGGGTTCTGATTTTGGTGCGGCTGTTCAGGGGTTTAGCGCGATGGGCGCGCAGGATGCTCTAGATGAGCCTGTGACGGCCTCGGATGGCGAGCTCGCGTCTTTGGCTGGCGGTGACGCGTAGTGGCCGCAGACGGGCGTGTGGAGTCTCTGCTGAAGGCGTTTGAGCGGGCGTTGGGTCAGTTGAGTTTGGGGACTGTGCAGGATGTGTCCCGCTGGTGGGAGCAGGCGGATAAGGGCGGCGATGTTGCGGCCCGTTTCGGTGAAGTGCTTGTGGAGCCGTGGGATCGTGGCGCTGTGTTGGGGGTGGCGTTCTACAGGTTGTTGAGGGCGTTGCAGACGGGCCGCACGGTCCCCTCCCCTATTCGCGGTCACGCGCAGGGCGGCGAGGTGACGCTGGGTGAGCTGGTGCGTGAGTTTAGCGAGGCTGCGGGGTTGCCGTTGTCGGCTAAGGGGTCGTTGGCTGGTGTGCGTGTTGCGGTGGATAAGCAGGCGACGCCGGACCTTGCAGCGTTGCGTGACACTGATGTGAAGGCGGCGCAGGCGTTGTTGCGTGCCCGGCTGGAGGCTGGCGAGGTGTCGTCTGGCGTTGTGGCTGGTGTTGGTCAGCAGGCGGCGGCGGGCGGCGTCCGGTCGGTGGTGCGTGACATGGGTGATCGTGATCCAGCTCGGCAGGCGTGGATTAGGGTGTCTGGGACGGGGACGCCGTGCGCGTTTTGTGCGATGTTGTTGTCTCGCGGCGCGGTGTATTCGGGGAAGCATGAGGCGTTGCGGCATGACGTGACGCACGCGAATGGGACTCACGGGTATCACCCGAATTGTCATTGTTACGCGTTGCCCCTGTTTGCGGGGTCAAGCATTGAGGGTTCTCGTTTCGCGGTGAATCGGGAGATGCAGAATCTTTGGTACAACGATTTCGGCGGTAAGGGCTTGAAGGGCAAGTCCGGCTGGCGGAGTTACTACTACCGCAAGTTCAAGCGGTAGGCGTGTTGGTGGAAGCCCTGGCGGCTTCAAGTGGTTCCCGCGTTTCGTCCTGGTGGCGTGCGCGGGCTTTGTTTTCTGGGAGTGTGTGATGGCGGACGAGAAGAATGTGGCTGACGAAGCTGAGGCGGTTGAGGGTGGCGCGCCGGGAGCGCGCGGCGATGATGCGCAGGTTGAGTCGGAGGAGCAGGTGCCGGTGGAAGGCGACAAGGCTGAGGGCCAGGATGGCGGTGCTCGCAAGGTTGATGAATTGCCTGAGTGGGCGCAGCGTGAGCTGAAGGGGGCGCGTGACGAGGCGGCGAGGTATCGCACGCAGTTGCGTGAGGTTCAGGAGTCGGTGAAGGGCCTCAAGACGGCTGAGGAGTTCGAGGCCGCATTGTCGGCGGCTGACGAGAAAACCCGTCAGATTGAGGCTGAGCTTGATCGTGTGCGCGTGCGTCAGCAGGTGCGCGATGAGTTCCCAAACCTGCCCGGTAAGGCGTTCGAGTTCGTCAAGGATGGCACGGTTGAGGAGATGCGTGCGGCGTGCGAGGAGTTGGCGTCCCTGGTGGGCGCGACTGGCGGCGCGGCGGGTCTGCCTCGCAAGGGCGGGGGTTTGGCTCCCGCTGAGGAGACGGACGCAGAGTTTGACGCGCGCGAGTATGTGCGCAGTCGCGTGCCTCGCATTTGACGTCTCCTGGTTGTTTGGTTTCTGAGTTTGTAGAGGAGATTTTGGTATGGTGGCTGTTACTCATACCCCGGTGAAGCCGGAAAAGCTTGCTGCGACTGCGGTCGCGTTGACGGAGCGCGAACTGGTTGTTCCGACGCTGTTCGCTAAGAAGGGCATCGAGGATTTCAAGGGTGCCAAGGATGACACTCTGAATGTGAAGGTGCCGGGTATTCTTCCCGCTCACGATTATGAGTGGCGTAATAACCGTGCGCAGGAACTGATTCTTGACCCGTACAAGGAGCGCAAGATTGCGGTCCGTTTCGGCGGTAACGCGTATTCTGCGACGTCGCTGACGGATGAGGAGTGGGAGTTCGATTTCAACGGTTGGGGCACGTCGATCCTGCCCGCTCAGGCTCACGCGGTTGCCCGCAAGCTTGAGTACGGTGCCGTGAAGGCTCTCAAGACGGGCAAGTACACGGTGGAGATTGGCGCGAAGGAAAACAATGTCCTCAAGGATATTATTGAGGCGCGTCGTGCTCTGAACCTGTTGGGCGCGTCGAAGGTGTCGAGGACCCTGGTTGTGGGTTCCGACTGGGACACTCTGTTGCAGTCGGCGGACTTTGTGAAGGCCGCGTCGATTGGCGATAAGCTGGCTGAGACGGCGTTTGCTGACGCTGTCCTGGGTAAGGTCAAGGGCTTCAACATCGTTGTGTCGGAGGACCTGCCGTCTGACGAGGCGTACGCTCTGGCCGGTGACGCGTTCATCTTCCTTAACGCTGCGCCGCATGTTCCTGAGTCGGTGAAGGGCGCGACCAGCATTTCCGATTCGGGTATTGCGATGCGTTGGTTGCGTGACTACGACACGATGCGTCAGCAGGAGCGTTCCACGGTCAATACCTGGTATGGCTTCCAGCAGGTTCTTGACCCGGTTGTGTACTGGGACGAGACTGCGGGCGTTGAGAAGATTTCCGACGACCAGTACAGTCTGCGTGCGGTTAAGCTCAAGTTGGGTGGCACGGACAAGTACTTTGCTGAGGGCACTGACAAGGTTGTGGTTGGTAAGGCGCTGGGCTTGGACAAGCGTTCTAAGCACACGACTGCTGCTGCTGGTTGAAGGCACGATCCGGTGGTTCCGGCCTCGGGGGCGAGTGGTCCGCCGCCGCCCCCTGATGAGTGGCAACTGGATCACCTGTGATGGTGGGGCGTTGCCCCTGTGGTTGGCTTGCATCCCGTTAATGTGCGCGAGGTGTCAACCCTGGGGCGCGCCCCTCTTGGTTTGAGGGGGTGTTCGCGTGAGCGAAATTGAGGAAGTTACCCCGCCCGTGTCGGAAGCGGAAGCGGTTCGACGTAGGGAGATGTTGATTAGCGTGGCCGAGTTGGAGGCTCGCCTCAAGTACGCGTTGTCGCCTGACGAGAAGGACACGGCGGCGGCGGTGATTTGGGATGCGTCGAACTTGGCGAGGTTGCATGGCAGGCCGTCGTGGATGGCGGATGCCGTTCCCCCGGTCGTTAAGACAATCGTCCGTAACGCGTGTGTCCGTTACATGGACCTGTCTGAGTCCGTTGTTCAGTCTCGCGCTGGTGATGAGACGGAGGCGTACACGGACTTGGCGTTGCGTACGGGCACGGTGTTCTATACGCCGGATGAGGTGCGGACGTTGCGTCAGGCGGCGGGCTTGGATTCAACCCTGTCGGTTGTCCACACGTTCGTCCATTCTCCCGCCGCGCCGACGTCGAGGGATTTTGATCGAGGTTGGCGCAGGTGTGACTGGTGGTTGCCGGGTGCCCGCTTCAAGTGGAGCGAGGGAGACCTGTAGTGGCAGTCGGTAGGCACAGAGGGTTGACGGGCGTTGTGTATGGGCGTAAGCGAGCGCGGGACACTCGGGGGAACCTGGTGACTGTCCCGGACTTGGAGCGCCCGTACAAGTGCCGTATGTCGATGAAGCAGGTGCGGTCGAATCGTGGCGCGGCGAAGGGCCAGTTGACGAACGAGGTTGCGTTGATCCTGGTTGAGCCTCGCACGGTTGACGGGGAACTGCTGACGGACGTCGGCGCGTGGACGTTGATCGAGTTCGACGGTAAGCAGTGGGATGCTGCAGCTCCCCCGGCACTGAAGCGGGGGACGCGCAGGACGACTCACTGGGAGTTCGAGTGCAAGCCGCGTCCGCCGTCGAATCTGGCTGGGATTGGTGGTGGTGCCGGTGGCGACCATGCTGGTCACTAAGGAACGGTTGAATAAGATCGTCTCGCACATGCCGCAGGTGCGGCGTGAGATTCGTGGTCAGACGAACAAGCGGGCGGCGGTCGCTAAGGCTAAGCTCGCCGCCCACCGTTACCAGGGGCACGCGAAGATCGAGTCCTACGTGGCGTGGGTTGACGGCTATATCGTCCTGTCCGACGAGGATGGGTATGGTGCGGCGGCGGCTATCGAGTACGGGCGTAGCGGCGAGACGCGGTACAAGCCGATTCTTGATGATTCGGGGAAGATCGTCGGCCAGAGGGCCATTCACATTGGTCCATCGAAGGGTGTGGGGGCGTTGGCGGCGGCTGCTGCTGGTGGCCGTGTTTGACGCGTCGAAGTTGAACCCAGGTAGGCATGTGACGGTTGAGACGTTCCTGCCCGGCTGGTTGGAGGCGGACCTGCCTGACGGGGTGACCTGCAGGTCTCGTATCGAGGAGGGCAACTCGGTCCCGTACGTGATGGTTGTGGAGGTGCAGCCGACGACGGGGGGCCAGTTCATTCGGTCGGATGACGCGGTTGATGTGTTGGAGTTCGAGGTCCACACGTTCGCGTCCGGGCTGGACGCTGAGGATGTGGCGTGGCGGATTAGCTGGTCGATTATCGAGTTGTTGCGCAAGTATGCGGCGCGGGGCAGGCGGGTTCCTGGTCGAGAGTCTTTCGTGAAGGCTTTCGAGTTGATGGAGCGGCCTCGCCGTCGTGAGGACTGGGCGGATTCTACCGGCCCGGTTCAGTATCAGGATTTGCCGGTGGGCGTGGAGCGTTTCGTGTTCCAGGCACGACTGGTGGTGTTGCACCGATGATGGTGCAGGAATGGTGAGGTTGTTATGGCGATGGATGATAACAAGACGTTGATTGTGGCGACTGCGCAGATTTACACTGCGCCGGTTGACACTAAGGCCCCTACGCTCACGGCGTACAAGACGAACAAGACGACCGCCCTGACGGGCTGGACGAATATCGGCCACACGTCGGCGGAGAACCCTTTTAAGGCGTCTCGTAGCGGCGGCGACGTGACGACGAAGGGTTCGCTGCAGAAGAAGAAGCTGCGCACGTCGATTGGCGACGTTTCGTACAGTATCGAGATTGCGCTTGAGCAGTTCGATGCGGCGTCGATTAAGCGTTACCTTGGCGCTAACGCCGCGACGGTGGACGGTATCACGTATGCGAAGTCGAAGCCGACTGCTGAGCATTGTGCTCTGCTGATCGTCGTGGAGGATGAGGGCAACGTGTGCTTTATCCACGCGGGTAAGGCGGACCTGGTCGCTAATGGCGACTTTGACGTGAACAGCGTTGAGGAGTTGGCGTCGTTGCCGATTAAGTTCGAGATTCTTGAGGACAGGAACGGTAACACGCTCGGTATCGGCGAGGTTATGTCGCTGGCCTGATTGTGGCTTGAGGGGGCGCCCCGCGTGGGGCGGGTGCCAGGGTGGCCACACGGGCCGTCCCCTTTGTTTTTCCTGGCATACCACTGTGGCACTTTTGGAGGTTTGTAATGACTGCGATTGATTTTGAACACCTTGACCTGGATGCTCTGCGCGCCGAGGCGAACAACAAGTACAAGAACCTGACGGTTCGCGGCGTGGTGTTCCGTGGCCTGATGCGAGTGAGCAAGGATGAGCGTGAGCGTTTCGATGAGCTGGCGGCTGCTCGCCGGGCGGGCGAGTCTCAGGCGGATGTGACGGAGTTTTACCGTGACGTGCTGATGCTGGTCGCGGAGGATAAGGCTGCGGCTGAGGCACTGCTTGATGACATTGGTGAGGATGCGGCTGTGCTGGACACGCTTGTGTCGCTCTACTTTGAGCGCACGCAGGTGGGGGAAGCCTAGCCGTCGCGGGCTTGCTGGATAAAGCGGGGACGGGGATTTACGCGGATTTTCGACTCTACTACGGGATTGACCTGGTGGAGGCGGTAGAGAGTGGTTCCCCGTCCCCGCGTTTTTTGCTTGCTCTGGTGCGCGGCTTGCCGGATGGTTGTTGGACGCAGGCGTTGTTGGCGGAGATGCCTGAGTTGCGTGGGTGGACGCGGGAGATGTCGTTGATGGCGGACGTGTTTGACAACATTTCGGTGAATACGGTGGCGACTGGTTTTGGGAAGTCGCGGCGTCCGTATTTGTGGCCGGGCCGTCCTGGGGTGAAGCAAACGTTTGCGGCGGAGAAGTGCACCGTGAAGGGCGTGAGGCAGATGTTCGTGGACCTCGTTTCGGGGTGACCGGATGGTCTGCCTCGCCCTCCTCGCGGGGCCTGTTTTGTGTGAGGGGGGTTGATGTGATTGGGCGCAGAGGCCGGTAATGTTGTAGCGCGCCTTGCCGTGAAAGTGACGCCGGATACGAAGGATTTCTGGGGTGACTTGTCGCGGCGCTTGGACGCGATTGAGAAGCGTTTGCAGCCGCTTGAGGTTGGCGTCGAGCTAGACGAAAACGCGTTGCGTGAGCGCGTGCGGGTGATGTCTGAGCGGGCGCAGGCGGCGGTGAAGGATGTCCAGATGGGCATCCATTTTGATGAGCGCGAGTTCGCGAAGATCGGCACGATGGCTGATCGCCTTGATGACGCGGCTGAGCGGCACGCTGGCGTGTTGTCGAAGGTGTACGACGGTGACATGGATACGATCAGGCGGCACTGGTCGTCGGCGTTGGATGCGATGAAGCGTGACGCGGCTAAGCGGTTGAAGTTTAAGGGTCCCCGTCCTGACGAGGATTCGTATTGGCGTGGGCATACCGAGTCGGCGTTCCGCATGTGGTACGGGCGTCGCGGTGAGGAGATGCGCAGGGCGTTCCGCGCGTTGGGTCCGGTCGAGTTTGAGTTGCGGCCTGACGACCAGTGGCAGGAGCGCGCGCGCGGCGTGCTGGACGGGTTTTTCTCGAAGGCGTACACGGGCCGGGTCAAGTGGCGTGTTGACGAGGACTTGAACGACGTCGGCGCGTTGCGCAGGCTGCGGTCTCGCATGGAGCGCGAGTTCGCTCACGGGTGGAAGTACGTAGTTGACCCTGACGTCGATGTGAAGTCTGGCCGCGTGGATGCGGCGTTGAACAAGTTGCGTCATGAGATGCGTGAGCGGGCTTTCGGTAAGCATGACGCTTTCCATCTGGATATTAAGCCGAACATGAGTGACCATGAGCTGCGCGAGGTTGGCAGGAAGCTGAAGCACTTCAAGCGCAAGTGGGATGACACTGAGTTGGAGTTCAAGCTCGGGTTGGATCACTCGTCCCGCTATGTGGCGGCGGCCAGGTTGGCGATGTTGGCTCGTGACAGGTGGGTGAAGCTGCGCCCGGTGATCGACCACAAGGCGATGGTTGTTGCGCGGGAGACGTTGGCCGCGATGTCGGGTTGGCGTTTGGCGAAGGACTTGACGCAGAACGTTTGGGACCTCGTCAAGAATCTGGACAAGATGGTGCCGGTGATTGGCGCTGTGGGTGCCGGGTTCGCGGTGGCCGGTTCTGGCGTGACTCAGTTGTTGAAGCATACGTTCACGCTTGGCGGCGCGGTTGGTCACGTGTTGCAGGCTGCGGCGTTGTTGGGTCCGACTCTGGCGATTTCTGCTGGGTTTATCGGCTATACGGCGGTGCAGGCGGCGAAGGTTGCGACGGAGATTGTGCCCGGCCTTGAGGACGCTTTCCACAAGATGAATGACGCGGCTCAGCATGGGTTCTGGGATGCGGTGTCGGACGATCAGCTCGCGAAGATTACGGACTCGTTCTTCCCTGAGATGGAGGCCGGGTTTGCCAGGTTGTCGAAGGCGATGGGCGGGCATTTCGGCAAGCTGATTGACTCGTTTGACCGGGTGCTTAAGCCTCATATTGCGGAGATGTTTGACCATTCAGCCGCGGGCGTTGAAAAGCTGGGTGAGCACACTGATTCGCTGATGACGATTCTTGGCGTGCTGGGCAAGCATGGGTCCAAGACGATGGAGCGGTTCTTGGGGTGGCTTGGTGAGGCGACGGACAAGTACGCGGATTGGCTGGTGAAGGCCGAGTCGTCGGGCCGGTTGCAGGAGATTATCGACCGGGGCATTGACACGTTGAAGGATTTCGGTCGCGCCGTGTGGAGTGCGGGCGGCATCTTGCACGGGTTCTACCGGGCGGCTGAGGCTGAGGGCGGGGCGACGATGAAGCGTTTCGCTGATGGGCTTGAGGCCGTAAATAACGTTGTGAATAGTGCGAAGTTCCAGACTGGCTTGAAGCGCGTGTTCTGGGGCATGAATCAGGCGTGGTCGGCGTTTAAGGATGAGACGCGGGGCGTGTGGGGCGAGTTCGCTACGTCGTGGTCGAAGTTGGCCGCTGAGGCTGGCGACGCGATGGGCCGCGTGGGCGGGAAGCTCGCGAAGGGCTTGTTGACGGCGTTTAGTGGCAAGGACTTCAACAAGGGGTTCCACAACCTGTTCGACGGGTTGGCGGATGGCTTGTCGCGTATTGCGGGTGTGTGGCCGAAGGTGTCGCGCGGCTTGGGGTCTCTGATGTCGTTCATGGGGTCGCTCGGCAGGGGCTTGTCGCCTGTGGTTGGCGCGGCTTTGGAGGCGTTGGCTCACGCGGCGGAGCGTTTGGGGCCGGCTTTGTCGAGGGCTGTGGAGAAGGGTGGCCCGGCGTTGGGTCGCGCTATCGAGTCGTGGGGCCGGGTTGCGACGCCGGTCGCTGAGGCGTTGGCTAAGCTGCTGGACACGCTGGTTCGCATTCCTGGCGCTGTCGAGGCGGTGGCGACGGGGTTCCTGGCTTTCCGTGGCTTGTCGTCTGCGGCGTCCCTGGTGAAGGCCCTGTCTGGCGCGGTGTCTGGCTTGAAGGGCGACTTGCTGTCGGCTAAGGACGCGTTGACGCGGTTTGCGGCTGCTCGCGCGGGCGCGGCGGCGCTTGAGGGCGGCGCGGCTGCTGGCGAGGCGGCGGCTGTAGCGGCTGGCGCTGGTGTTGCTGGCAAGGTTGGCCGGTTTAGTGGCGTGGCGTCGAAGGCGGCGAGCGCGATGGGTAAGGTCGCTCAGGGCGCGGCTGGCGTGGTGTCGTTCTTGACTGGCCCGTGGGGGTTGGCGATTGCGGGCGCTGGCTTGGCGTTGGGTGGCCTGATTTCATGGTCTAACCGGGCGACGGACGCGTTGAGTAATGATCTTGCTAACGCGTTTACGAAGGTCGCGGAGGGCGCTGATGGGGCGTCGGCTAAGGTGTCGGCTCTGATGGGCCAGGTTGTGGCGAAGGCTGATCCGAGTGGGAAGCACGCCAAGACGCCCTTTGGGGTTGACCTGGCGTTGAAGAATTACCGGGAAGCTCCTCGCTGGGCTAACTGGCTTTCCGCTGGCTTTGGGGAACTGGGCGCAGGTAACGTTCATGCGACAAGTGCTGCTGTGAATATCTCGGACGCGTTTGACCGTATTGGTGAGATTGCTCGTTCTGGTAACTTTGCGGGCGCGGCTGAGGCGTTGCGTCAGATGCGCGAGGAGCTGGTCAAGGGCGGCGCGTCGAATCAGGAGTGGGACAAGACGCTGGATTCGGCGTTGGATTCTGTGACTGGTTTGCGTGCTGGCCTTGAGGAGTATGCGAAGTCGATGGGGTATGCGACGGATAAGCAGTCGTTGCATAACTTGTTGGTTGGTAAGACTGATTTGTTGTGGCAGAAGATGCAGGCGGATCAGGCTCGTCTCGCGTACAATACGGTGGCTTTCGGCGCGGCGATGGATCAAAACTTTGCGAAGTGGGGTTTTGGCGCTAAGAAGGCTGAGGGTTTGCATGCGGCGATTGAGCGTGTCGGCCAGTCGATGATCGACGTGGGGGCGGCGGCTCGTGACGCTAATGGTGAGGCGGTGCAGTCGGTTGAGACTGTGTTGTCGAACTTGCAGGCTCAGGTGGATGCGCAGGCTCAGGTCGCTCAGAACATGTTGGACCTTGCGTCGGCTGGTTTCAGCACGCAGGTGTTGGAGCAGTTGGCGCAGTTGCCGCAGGGTGCTCAGTATTTGCAGCAGTTGAAGGACGCGTTGGCGGATACGTCGGATGCGGGTCGCGCGCATTTGCAGGAGTTGTTGGATCAGGTGAATGGGCTGGGTCCGGCGTTGCAGGGTGCGGCTTGGGGGGCTACCCCGGCGTTGCAGGAGTTCCATAATGCGGTGACTGGCTCGTTTGATGCGATGAAGCAGAACGTTGTTGCGTCGTTGGACCAGTTGGGTGCTGATGCTGGCGTGAAGGCGGCGGCGGCTGGCGCTACGACAACGGATGAGCTGATTAAGGCCCTGTCTGGTGCGGGCGTGCAGATTAGCGAGACGGCTGATGGCTGGGCGTTGACCTTGAATGGTAAGACTGCGCAGTTTGGTGCGGCGGGCACGAATAATGGCAACGCGTATACGGGCGCGATTGGTGCGACTGCGCCGAGCGCTTACATTGTGGGTAATCAGGTTGGCAATTCGGCTCACTCTGGTTTGTCTGCGCCGAATTACGCGCAGCCGGGTTCGTCTGGTGGCTCGTCGTTTGCGTCGGCTGTTTCGTCGTATGGGGCGGTTGCTTATGCGGCTGGTTCGCATTTGGCGTCGCAGGTTGTGTCGGCTGTTAGCGGCTTGGCGAGCCAATTGTGGAGCATGGGCGCGAACGCGGCAAGCTCGTTTGCGAACGCGATTATGAGCGGCGTGCGTGGCGCGATTGCGTCGGCTAAGTCGATGGCGGATTCTGCGGTGTCTGCTGTGAAGGTGGCGTTGAGCATTAACTCGCCGTCGAAGGTGTTCCGCAAGATCGGTTATAGCGTGCCAGAGGGCTTCGCTCAGGGTATTGAGCGTGCTACCGGGTGGGCGACTGATGCGGCTGTGGGGATGGCGTCTGAGACGGTTGGTGCGGCTCGCGGCGTGTTGGAGATTAACAGCCCGTCGAGGGTGTTCCGTCGTTTCGGCGAGTTCATTCCGCAGGGTTTGGCTGGTGGTATTCGTGGTGAGGCGGATGCTGCTGTGCGTGAGGCTGAGGCGATGGCTGGTCGCGTGGTTGAGGCTGGGTCTGGCGTGCGGATGCGCGTGTTTGATGGCGGGCGTTTTGACGTGTCGCAGGATTCGCGGTTGACGGTTCGTGTTGATCCTGAGTCGTTGCGTGGTGCCCGGTTTGGGTTGCGTTTGTCGGATGAGACGGAGCTTGAGACGTTCATTAGTGATGTGGCTGATGGGCGTGTTGTCGAGTATGCGCGTATGGGCGCGTAGCGGCCCCGCGTGGGGTGGGCGGCTGCTCCCCTACTGGCATGGTCTGGTGGGGGTGCGGTCGCCCTCCTGGGGGCCTTTTTGGAGGTGTTTTTGGGCATGGTTCAGGGGCCGATGTTTAAGGGGTTTATTCACCGTGTGACGGGGTTGCCGACGTTCGCGGTTAACGTGGGCGGCGTGCTGAAGGCGGACGGGAAGTTCGTGTGCGAGATTAAGCAGCGCTGGCAGGACCCGTGGTTTAGTCCGTGGGTGTTCTCGTATGTGCTGGCCCCTGTGGGTGAGGCGGTCGGTTATACGCTTGAGGGGGTTGATGGTCGCACGTATGGGCCGGTGTGGTTGACGCGGACTGCTACCGGGTGCCCGGATGGTGGCGCGGCGGTTGCCCCTCAGGATGGTCACAGCGTGTTCGTGGACTTGTATGAGGATACGGGTGATCTGCTGCGGTGGGAGAACCAAGTTAGCGAGTATGAGAACGGCGTTATCCGGTTCAAGCGGGGCAAGCTGTCGGGGTCGTCAAGGTTCGTGGTGGATGCGCCTGAGAGGGTCCGTCAGGTGCGGGATGTGCTGGAGGCTCCTGGGGTGACGTTGATCGCGTTGGGTCAGCCCGCGAAGGGCGTGGATGGAGTCAGGAGCGTTCTGGTGAAGTCGGCCCGGTACGACCGACTGTCCCCTGAGGGTGATCGTCAGATTGATGTCGAGTGGACGATGCAGCCTTTCCCTGGCCCGAAGGGCGAGTGGGGGCTAGACGGTGCAGTAATCCCGTCTGCGACGTGGGGTGACGCTATCGCTCAGGGCCGCAAGTGGGGGAACTGGACAGTGCTGGACGTGATGAAGGGCGTGGGGTTTGTAGCGTGAGAAGTCCCGAGGAATTGAGTGTTGACGTCCTGACGTTGCCGTGCCGCGTGTGGGCAACAGTGAAGGTGTCTCGCGGTAGTGTCGTGTTGGCGGATGATGTGCCGGTTGAGGCTGGACAGTTGGAGTTGTCGTCTGGGCAGACAACGCAGGAGCGTTTGTCGTTGACGTTGTCCCCGGATTGGACGCCGGTGAATGAGTGGTCGCCGTTTGCGCCGTACGGTCAGGTGGCGCGGCTGATGGTGCATGTGGAGCCGCAGGGGGCGTCCCCGTTCGTTGTGGATCGTGGGTCGTTCTTGTTGCATGAGGTGACGTGGGATGCTGGCACGACGGGGCCGGTGAAGGTGACGGCGTATTCGCTGCTGCAGCGTCTTGTGGATGATGATTTCCCGTTTCCGACGTCCCCTGACGCGAAGGCGACGTTGAAGCGCGAGGTGGAGCGATTGTGCTACCCGCATCTTGTTCCCGTGTTGGAGTGTGATGATCCTGTTCTTCCTGGCGGCTTGTCGTGGGGGAACAAGCGCGTTGAGGCGCTGGGCAAGCTCGCGGAGATGTACGGGCTGAGGTTCTACGTTGGCGCGGACGACGCGTTGCATGTGGTGGATTCGACCAGGCGCGGCGTGGTGGCCTCGTATTCGGGTGAGGACTTGTTGCTGTCGGAAGCGCGGAAGGCGTCGCACGCGGTGCCGAACAGGTGGACGGCGGTGTCCAATTCGACGGAGGGCGGGAAGTCTCACTCGGGAGGCTTGTCGCACACGGTGGAAGTGAACGCGGGGCCTCGCACGGTCGCCTTGTATGGGGTTGTGCATAAGGTGTTGCAGGTTCAGGCGGGGTCTCAGGATGAGATTGTTGCGGCTGCTGACCGGGCGATGCGTGAGGCGACGTCTGGCGGTGACGTGCGGTCGTTCAAGATCGTTCAGGATTACCGGCTGGACCTGGGTGACCTGATCGAGGTGAGGACGCCTGACGATGAGACGGTTGCTGGGGTTGTGACTGGCTTGGTGATGGATTTTTCGGGGGGCGCGCAGTCGATGCGCGTTGACGTGCGAGAGAAGGTGGTGTGATGGCTGGCAAAGCGTCTTTCTGGTTGGATGCGCCGAAGGCTGCGGACGCGGTGGTATCGGGCGTGCCGGGCAAGGTTGTTGGCGCGGGTGAGAATGGGACAATCCGCGTGGAGGTTGGCGAGCCTGGGAATGTGGTGAACGTGCCGTCCGGTGGCGGCGTGTTCAAGCCGGGGTCGGATGTTCGCGTGCAGGTTGACCCGTCTGGCGCGCCGTCTGGCGTGCTAGACGCTGGCTCGTCGGTTGTGCAGGACGGGCTGGTGTATGCGGGCGCTGAGGGGCAGGAGGTGCGTAAGACTGGCGCGGCTGCGAAGGCGGCGTGGGAGAAGGCTGACGCGGCTTACCGCGAGCTCAGTGAGGCTCGTGAGCGGACGGCGCAGGACTTGGCGTCGTTGCGTTCGACGTTGCAGGGGGCGCAGGGTGATGTGCAGCGGGCGCGTCTCATGTTCTCATCGTCGGAGAAGGACCCGAAGTCGTATTTCCGGGATATTGGCGCGGTGCCGCCGTTGGGCGCTGTGTATGAGCAGCGTGGGCAGGATGGGTTTGTCGAGTACAGGTTCCGGTGGGATGGCCGGAATTGGGTGCAGTTCGCTTTGACGACGTCGAGTATTCATGTGGAGTCGGATTTGTGGACCCGCATGTTGCAGGTGGCGGGGGATGCGACGATCACGGGAAACCTGTTGACTGGCGGGTCGGTGACGGCGGACAAGCTGGTGGCATCGAAGGAACTGTCTGCGAAGGTTGCGAAGTTTGAGGAGTCCGTGGTGTCGAAGCTGCGGGCCGAGAGGGCTGTGATTTCGGGTGACCTGATTGCGGATAACCTGGTTGGCAAGAGTATTGAGGGCGGGAGAATGAGTGTAGAGGCGTCGGGCAAGAGTGGTGCGCGCCGACTGTCGCTGCGACCTGCTGATGATACTGGTCTGCCGATTATCCTGTTTCAGTACAAGGGGAATGGCAATATCTGGCATCCTAAGGTTGCGATGGGGCCGGAGGGCATGAATGTGTTCTCGGGCGTGCCTGGTGAGCAGTCGTTGTTTATGTCGTGGCTGGATATGGGGGCCGCCCCCTATTACAGGTATTCTTCCGGAAAAACGTATTTGTCTATCCAGAAGGGTTCAACCTTGCGCGCCTCGTTGCGTGCGGACACGTCCTCGCGCGGCAAGGCTATTCGCCTTGTGGATAATACGTATTTGATTGCGCCTCGTGCAGGCCGGTACAAGTTGACGGGGTGGGCTGCTATTCACACAAACACGTGGGACACTGTGGTGAAGGTGCAGTTGTTGCGCGGTGATGCGACTGAGGCGAATTGGGGCGACTTGTATGGTAACGCGATTTCGCCTTATGGGGAGTTGGCGACGCCGATGTTTAGTGGCCTTGTTGATGCGCGGGCTGGCGAGAAGTTTTCGTTGGGCATTTTGTCGAATGGCAACGGGTCCATTGTGCGCGATTATCGCTTTGAGATGGAGTTTGTGTGCCCCCTGTGATGGGGCTGTTTGTGGAGGTTGAGTGTGGCTGAGAATAGTTTGAAGGGCGTTAAGTTGCCTGAGTACAATGAGCCTTTGTTGGCGGGTTTGGCGAAGGCTTTTAATAGTGCGGGCCTAATTCAGGTGGCGACGTCTACTGCTAATGCCAAGGGCGCTATTGATGAGATGGCTAAGCATGGTGTTGCGCCGACTGTTTCCAACCCGGCGTATTTGGATATTTTGGGCCAGTTGTATAAGGCTGATGGATCGAAGGCTGGAGACGGTTCGTGGCTGTTGCGAGCGTTGAATGAGGTTGAGCTGGATTCGCAGACGTATAACGCGTCTGGCGCGTCGTACAGTGTCGGTGCGGGCCAGTATTACAAGTACTATGCGGCTAATCTTCCGGTGCGCCCGTATCGTCGTCTGGTGTTGTCGTTTGTGACTGGTTGGGCGAATACGACGGGTGATGTGGATTTGTATTTGTGGGTGAAGTCGTCGGGTAGCGTTAGGTCGGCTTTTAATGCGGGTGCGACGGATCAGCAGTCTAACGCGTTGTTCAATTTCGGGATCATTGACGCTAATGCGGCCCCGCAGGTTGAGTGGGGTATTTATGGGCGCGGGAGTGGTGGTTCTGCGCGGTTTACTACTGATGGTTCGTATAACCGTTTCATGACGGTTGCGTTCCCGATTAGTATGTGAGTGGGGTGTGTGCGTGTGGCTATTTTGTCTGATGTGACGTTGCAGGGTTTGTCGGATGGCGAGCTGAATGGTTTGTATCAGAGTGTGATGGTTGAGTTTGCTCGCCGTGACGCGTTGAGGGCGTCGCGTGAGGCGGCGGTGAGGGCGGCGCAGGATTTCGCTGAGGCGGTGAAGGATGAGCCTGCGAAGGATGTGTCGAAGATGGATTTGTCTGCGACGGTTGGTCCTGGTGAGCGTGTTCTGGTTGATGGTGACGCTTGGAAGAATGTGTCGGGCCAGTGGTTGTCCCCGTTTGCGCAGGGGCCGAAGGATTTTTGGCGCGGCTGGATGAAGTGTGACTCTGACGGCAAGGTTTTTGTTGGTGAGCATAAGCCGTGGGCTGCTGGCATGCACATTGCTGAGGGTGACCAGTGTCAGCATGTGGGGCGCGTGTGGCGTTGTTTGCAGGAGCACGATTCGACGGTGGAGCTTGCGCCGGATAAGGCCACGGCGTTGTGGCAGGTTATTGACTGACTTTTTGTAGGGGGTTGTTGTGGATTACGTTAATTTGAGTGCGGATTACGATATTTGGTCGTCTAATTTCACGCAGGGGCGTGGTGGTTATGCGTTGAAGTATGTGGTGTTGCATCATAATGCGGGCGTGCGCATGAGTCACCAGGGCGTGTATGGCGCGTTTGTTTCTAATGGCACGTCGGCGCATTACAATGTGGATGCGGATGGTTCTGTATGCCAGTATGTGCATGATTCGGATACGGCTTATCATGCGGGTAATTGGGCTGCTAATTGCCAGGCTATCGGCATTGAGCACGCGAACATTGGCGGCCCGTCTACGGGTTGGGCTATTTCGGATGAGACTGTCGAAGCCGGTGCGCATTTGACGGCTGCTATTTGTGCGGCGTATGGGTTGGGTCGTCCGGCTTGGCGCGAGAATGTGTTCCCGCATAGCGATTTCTTTAGTACGGCTTGTCCTGCGGCTTTGCGCGATGAGCTGGCCGACGCGTACATGTCTCGCGCCCAGTACTGGTACGACCACTTGGGCGAGGCGGAAGGCCCCGGCTGGGTGAAGGAGGGCAACGGCTGGTGGTACCGCAAGGATGATGGCTCGTGGGAGACGGGCTGGTTCCAGGTCAACGGCCAGTGGTTCCTCGCGGACGAGAAGGGCTGGCTCAAGTCCGGCTGGGTGATCGAGGACGGCACCTGGTATTACCTGCATCCCACGCATGACACGAAGTTTGGTGTGATGGAGACTGGCTGGGTCAAGGACGGTGAGAACTGGTTCTATCTTGGCGATGACGGCAAGATGCGTACCGGCTGGCAGCTGGTGAAGGACAAGTGGTACTTCCTTGAGTCCAATGGTGTGATGCGTACTGGGTGGCTGTCTGAGGGCGGTCACCATTACTTTATGGACGACCATGGGGCGATGTGTACGGGTGTTGTTCGCACTCGCCTTGATGGTGCTTGTAGCGTGTTCGATGATCAGGGGCGTTTGGTTGTTGGGCGCGTGGTGTTGGAGCAGGATGCGCAGGGTGTCTTGCAGGTTGTGAAGGAGGTAGCGTGATGAATGGTTTGTCGTCGCAGACGGTGTTTCCGTGGCGTGCGGTGGCGCGTACGGTGTTTCAGGTTGCGGTTGCTTTGGCGGCGTTGTTGCCGTTGGTGTTTGCTCAGGCGGGCGTGAGTGCTGCGGAGGCGTCTGGTTGGGTTGCGGTTGTGTTGGGCGTGTGCGCGACGGTGACTAGGGTGATGGCGATGCCTGAGGTTGAGGCGTTCCTGCGAGTGTGGCTGCCATGGTTGGCGGCGCATGGCCCGGAGGTTGATGCTGGGGAGGGCTGATGGTTATCGAGTTGTTGGCGCAGCCTGCGTTGTGGGCGGCGCTTGGTGGTCTTGGCGGCGTTCTGGTGACGTTGGTGACTAAGCGCGCGGACCATAATCTTGATGCCTTGAAGGTTCTCGTGGACAGGCTTGAGCATGAGGTTGACGGTCTGTCGCAGCGTGTCGCGTCGCTTGAGGTGGAGCGCGACACGTTGGGTCGCCGGTTGCGTGCGACGCTGGATTGGGCACACAAAGTGTGGCGTTGGGGTCACGCCTTGGTGGAGCTACTTCCTGATGGGGTGGAGGCTCCTCCGGTGCCTGAGGTTCCGCACGCGTTGGAGGATGAGTTTTAGTTCTCCCGCTGGGGGCGCGGCTGGGGTTTCCTGGTTGCGCCCCCGCTGTCGTGCGGGTGTTTGTTGTTGTGGAGTGTGATGTGTTGTGGCGGCAAGGTTGAGTGAGCTACACGGGGCTGCAGGGGGGTCTGTGAGGCTCGTGGAGCGGCGTTTGTGCAAGGTGGGCGCGTTTATTCGTTCTCTGGATTCTGAGGATGCTGAGTGGCTTTCTGGGGCGTTGGATGACCCTAGTGAGTCGTCGGCTGGTTTGCGTCGGACGTTGCGTGCGGCTGGTTTTGAGGTAGCTCGGTCGAGTTTGTCGGCGCATCGTAGGGGGGAGTGTTGTTGTTATGGGGTCGCTTAAGAGTGTGCATGAGCGTGTGAATGCGCCGGTTGCGGCTGAGGGTGCGCGGGTTGATGCGGGTAATGGTGCTCGCATTTTGACGTTGGATATTGAGTGCAGTCCGACGGTTGCTCACGTGTGGGGCTTGTGGGATCAGAATGTGGGACTGAACCAGATCGTTGAAGATGGCCGCATGATTTGTTTCGCCGCGAAGTGGTACGGCGACTCGCAGACAATGTTCTGGTCCGACGAGAAGGACGGGCACGAGGCGATGGTTGAGGCGGCGTGGAGGCTGCTGGATGAGTGTGACGTCCTGGTGTCATTCAACGGCATGAAGTATGACGTGAAGCATCTGCACCGTGAGTTTGTGTTGGCTGGGTTGGGGAAGCCGCGCCCGTATCGGAATGTGGATTTGTTGCCGGTGGTGCGCCGGGAGTTTAAGTTCCCGTCGAACAAGCTGGATTACGTCGCTAGTCGTCTTGGCTTGGGGCATAAGGTTGCGCATGAGGGGCACGCGTTGTGGGTTGCTTGCATGGAGGGTGACCGGGACGCGTGGATGCGAATGGAAACCTATAACCGTGGCGATGTGGAGTTGACTGAGGCGTTGTTCGATAGGTTGCGTCCGTGGTTGTCGTCGGCTGTCCACCTGGGCGCGTGGACCCAGGGTGAGGGCCTGTCGTGCCCATCGTGTGGCGGCACTGAGTACGAGGAGTGCGGTGAGGCGGTGACTGCTGTGAGCGTGTTTGAATGTTTCCGCTGCTCCTCTTGCGGTGGCGTGTTCCGTGGGGCGCGTGCTGTGCGGCGTGCGTTGTCTCGTCGTGTGGCTTAACGCGCGGTAGGTTGGCGGGGGTGTGGCCTGTTTGGGTTGCGCTCCCGCCGTTTTCTTTATGTTCTGCCTATCGTGTGACAGAGGTCATGCGGGGGTGGGGTGTTGCGTTAGGCTTGCAGTGTGGTAACGTTTGTTGTGCGGCAGTTGTTACCAACATGTTCGAGGAGTGATGCAAGGTGTCGCAGCGGAAGATCGTGGACGAGGATGAGGCTCGTCGCCTGCTGGTGGATGAGGGGTGGGCCTACCAGCAGATGATCGACCTGTATCGGGAGAAGTACGGGGTTGAGACGTCTACGTCTGTGTGGAGTCGTTTCCTCAAGCGTGCGGGTGAACGTCGTATGCCTGACGAATTGCCGCTGGCTGTTCCGTGGCTGATGCGCGGAAGCGACACGCGCAATGGGCATTACAGGACGGCCCTGCGGGCGCTGGCGACCATTGAGCAGGGCGGCGTGCCGGAGGGTGAGGGGCCGCGCCTGGCGGCTCGCCTGCGCCGCATCCTGGGGGCTGACAAGGTTGTTGACTATGACCGTGAGGCTAATGCGCTCGTGATTGTTCCTCGTCGTCCTGGCGTGGATAAGTGGTGGATTCGTGACCCGTTCCTGGATGATGAGGGTGATCCTGTCGCGGATTTGTCGCATGTGCGGGTGGCTGCTATTGAGGCGCATTTCGGCATGTGAGGTAGGGTTTGGTTCTCCCGCTTGGGGGCTGTGACTTAGGTCGCAGCCCTCTTTTTTTGCGTGTTCCACTTGCGCGCGGCGTTTAGTTTGCGGTAGTGTTGCACTTGTTCGACCGACACAGGCGAACATTTCGCACACTTTCCATAGAAGGGAGAAGGCTCGCATGGACGAGAAGCGGACCATTCGCAGGCTGTCGTATTCCAGCGCGGCACAGTACAGTGATTGTGCTGAGCGTTGGCGACTGTCCCGCGTATACGGTCTGGATAAGGCGACGTACTGGGTGACGTTGATGGGTACGGCGGTGCATGAGGTGACTGAGGCGCGTGACCTTGATGAGGTTGGCCTCGCTACGGATAAGCATGTGCCGCTGCTGGGCGAGGATGTGGCGAAGGCGTTCGCGTTCGCGTTCGACCGGGAGAAGGCTCGCCGCCTGGAAGCGGGGACGACGATCAACGCGTCCGGTCGTGTTCTTAAGACTGGTCTTGGTAAGGGCGGTGGCCCGAACAAGAAGGACGAGGAGTGGGCCAGGCATTACGGGCCGATCATGGTTCAGAATTGGCTGGACTGGCGTAAGGCGAACAACTACAAGATTGCCTTGTTCGACGCGGCGGACGGGAAGATGGTCCCCGGCATTGAGCTGAAGGTGTCGCATCCTCTGGGCGGCTACCCGTATGTCGGCTACATTGACCGGATTCTCGTTGATGGGAATGGTGAGCTGCTTGTGGTGGACCTCAAGACGGGCAACCCCCCGCAGTCTACGACCCAGCTGAAGGCGTACGCGGCGCAGTTGCGTGCTGCTGGCGTGCCGGTTGCGAAGGCTGCGTACTGGATGGGCATGGACGGCGACGTCCTGGATTGGGTGCCGATGACTACCCGGAATGATGCTTACGTGGAGACGTGGCTGCATAATGTGGGGCGCGGTCTTGAGGCGGGGATTTTCCCTGCGTCGCCGGGCATGATGTGTAAGGCGTGCCCCGTCCGAGAGTACTGCGCTGCTACTGGTGGTGAGCGTGCGGGTGAGATTCCGCCGATTACTGGCCCTGTTGAGTTTTTGGAGGTGGCGTGATGACTGTCCCGGAGATGTCCCCGTGGCGGGATGATGTGGGTCGTGCGACGGCCCTGGCTGTGGACACGCCCGCTGAGGTGACGGTGACGATGAAGGCCGGGGGTGGGTATGACGCGCCGTGGATGGTTTTCCGTGGTTCCGTCGCGTCGGTTGAGCGCGCCCTTGAGGACGCGTTCGGCTGGCAGAACTGGGACCACGAGAAGGTTCCAATGAGTGACGCGGTCCTATCCCTGGCGAAGGCCCTGAACGGCAAGTGGAACGTTGTGGACCAGCTCGCGGCTCGCGTGATCGTGGATGACGTGCCCGTGGACCTGGGTCTGCATGAGGGGGACGCGGATCGTCCGAAGGCCCCCACGGCGGACCCGCTGGAAAACCTCTCAGACAATGAGAAGAACATTTACAACCTGGTTGCCGACGCCTCGGATGTTCCGACGTTGCAGGAGTTGTGGCGTCGCTACGGTACGGCGATGAATAATCAGCCGGTCCTGGTGGAGGCGTGGAAGGCGCGAGGTCGTGAGCTTGCGGCTTCTGCGAAGAAGAAGGGGGCGTGACGGCGGTGGCTTACGATGAGCTGACTGAGCACTGGGTTGCGCTTCCGGTGGAGTTTCCTCTGAGCGTGGAGGAGCTATACGACCTTGCTATGGCGTTGCCGGATGGTAGTGAGGTGATGGTCGAGGCGGACGCGTGGCGGCGCGTCCAGCTGAAGGCCCGCATGAATCCTCGCGGCTAGTCTGCGAGGCCGTTAGGCGCGTTTCTAACACGGTTAGTCGCGCTAATACAGGCCCCCTTGTTGGGGGGCTGTCACAGAACAAGAACAACAAGAAAACACGAACACCCCCAAATGCGGGGTGAGAACACTAGGAGAATACATTATGCAGCGTGTCGTCAAGATGCCTAACACCTCGTCCTACTTCCGTACCAAGGATGTGGAGAACGCCCGCGCCATCCTCGTCGTCCCCCACAAGGTGAGTTTCGACGTCCCCACAAACTTCAACGGCATGGCGGGCACTCGCCACGAGGTTGAGATGGACGCGTGGGTTTTCCACACTCAGTCCGACGTCGAGAACGGTACGCCCGAGGAAATGCTGGGCGTGATTTGGGGCGCAAACAAGGGTATCGCCCGCGCTCTGAACGGTCAGATTGGCAACCTGGTTGGCCCGTTCCGTATCGTGAAGGAATCGCAGAACGGTAAGTCGTTCTGGACGACCGTGGACCTGGGCGAGGGCGAGCCCGCGTGGAAGCCGGTCAACGACTTTGCGGACGCCCTGTGTGCGAAGATGAGCGCCACGCCGGACGCCCCGGCTTTCAATGACGAGCCGCTTATGCCGAATTTCGGGGCCTGACCTAGCCAGTGGGACTGAATGTTTTCCAGTCCCTCCGTAAGGGCGTGTCCGGTCAGCAGCCGCTCCCCCGCGTTCCCGCGTTCAAGGAATTGTATGACGCGGGCGTGACCCCGAGGCAGGGGCAGGTGGTGATGGTTGCTGGCCGGTCAGGGTCGCAGAAGTCAGGGTTTGCCCTGTACTGGGTTGCGGCTATGGGTCTGCCGACTCTCTATTTTTCGGCGGATATGGCCCCGTTTACGGCGGGAGTGCGGTTGGCAAGTATCGCCACTGGTATGTCGTCTAAGGAAGTCGAAGCCATGATGGGCACAACAAGCGGGCGAGCACAGATCGAACAAGCGGCATCATCGTTGCCTATCGAACTGTCGTTTGGTTCCCCGATTACGTGGGACCAAGTGGAGGATGAGCTGAACGCTTACGTGATGCTCCACAACGAGTATCCCAAGGTTGTTGTGTTCGATAACCTGATGGACTTTGCCGGGTGCGAATCGGACTACGAAGCGCAAATGGGAGTCATGCAAGATGTGATCGCATTTGCGCGCACTACGGGGGCGACGGTGATCGTTTTGCACCATGCGTCGGATAAGACGCTGGATGCAAAGAGTAACCCGTGGAAGCCCCCATCGAGGGACCAGATTAAGAACGGCCTGTCAGAGAAGCCTGAGTTGACTCTGACGGTCGCACTGGACCCAATCAACAAAGAGTTCTATGTCGCGTGCGTGAAACAGCGTGACGGATTTTGTGACCCGTCCGCGTCGCGTTACGTCGGCTTGGCGTGTGATCCTGCGAGGACGTGGTTTGGCGCTCGCGGGGGGAATGGAGTAGCGGCGTGAGTGTGTTTACGAAAGCCCTGATTACAGTCGGCGCGGTAGCTGTCCTACTGCCTGTGGCAGAAGCGTGGCGACAGGTGGCCCGGTCTGCAGCCGGCGTTGTCGGGAAAGAACTGTCTGACTGGGCATGGGACCGGTATGCTGCCCGCAAGGCTGCTCGCCGCGCGGCGGGAGTAGAGGGCGACACAGCAGGGTCTGGCTCGTATCGGTGAGCCTGCAGGACGCTCCCCTAAGTAACTGGAAGGAAATGTAAGTCTGTGATGATTGTTTTGCTGTTGTCAATTCTTGCGACTCTAGTGTTTTTTGCCGGATTGCCCTTTCTAATCATTTTCTTTGAGGCAGTAGGGGCCTGGTATGACAAATGGATTGATCGTCTAGAGATAGCTGCGGAAAGATTCTGTCGGAAACACGGCTGGGATTTTTAATCGGAAGGAATGAAAATGAGTGTGACAACGATAGGCGTCATTGTGGCCCTGTGGTGTAACGCCGCAACTGGGCTTGTTCTCCTGCAAGTACAGGCGCAACTGCGCAACTTGCGTAAGGCGTGGGTGCGAATCGAAGCATCCGACTTGGACCACGGGCTGCGCCTAACCGTCGTAGAAAAGCAGGCGCGAGAGACGCGTGCGGGAGTGCGTGAACTGTCTCGAACAGTCGGCATGATCGACCGAGACGTGCAGGAGCTTACCAACGGCGCGTATGCGGGTAGCGGTGACGACCATGAGACCAGGTGCCTCGGCTGTACGGCTTGCATGAGGGGGGACTGTAGCTGATGCCAGTATCGACAATGATCCTCCTCGCAGAGTATGCGATTATCGGCCTGATCGTCGGCTGGATGGGGCGCGGCCTGTGGGACGAGTGGAAGTGGGATAAGCGATGACAAACCGAAATAAGGCCAAGGGCACGGCCTGGGAAGCTGCCATACGCAAGTTCCTGCGAGAACGCCAGCTTGACGTCGAACCGCTCCGACAACTCGGAACAGTGGACGAGGGCGACCTGGTCGTGCGTACCCCGAACACGGACGCCCGCATCGTGCTAGAAGCCAAGAACCGGGGCCAGGTGAGCCTCCCACAGTTCTTGCGCGAGGCGGCGGACGAGTCCGCACTGTACGCCCACAACCGGGGCATCCCACAAGCAGACACATTCGGTGTCGCAGTGGTCAAGGCCAGGCAGAAGCCAACCGGCCAGGCGTACGCGGTCCTCACGTTGGAGGATTTCACGCGCCTCATGAAGCGCCTCTAAGGGGCGCAACACACAGAACCAGATCAACACACAAACGGGGGTGTCCACATGAGCGAATGGAACACGCGGACAGGCGATGGCGGTCGCCTGAAGGCCACGCTGGCCCACTTCAACGTGGACGCCCCCCACGGTTCAAGGAAGATCGTGTGCCCCTTTCACGGGGACGTCAACGCCTCTCTCAGCATCGACTGGGGCAAGGGCCTGTGGCACTGTTTCGGCTGCGGACGGGGCGGGGACTGGCTTTCTTGGATCATGGAGGAAGCAGGAGGCTCTTTCAAAGATGCCAAGCGTTATGCAACCGCTGCCGGACTTGATGGTGGCGGAACTGGCGGCGAGGGCCGCCCACTACCAGCAGCAGGCCGATGGGGCCAGAACGTACCTGCAAGGCAGGGGTCTCAGCGTCGCAACAGCGCAGGCCGCGCGACTCGGCTACGTTGGTGACCCGTATCCGGGGGACGAACAGTACCAGGGATGCCTGGTTATCCCCCACATGAATATGGACGGGGTGACGACGGGGATTAGGTTCCGCCGCTTGGATGGCGGGGAACCAAAATACACAAGCCGTTCTCATGAACGGTTCAATATCTACAACCTGAATGGCGTGAAGGGTGCGAGGGTTGCCCACATCGCTGAGGGCGAGCTGGACACGCTGAGCCTGGTCGAGTGCGGCCTGGCCGCGTGCGGCATGCCAGGAGCGTCCTACTGGAAGCCGTGGATGGGACTCGCATTCGCCGGGTGCGAACAGGTGTACGTGTGGGCTGACGGGGATGAGGCGGGCGACCGTCTGGCCGAGGCCGTGACGGATAGCCTGCAGCAGGCCGTCAGGGTGACAGTGCCCCGTGGTGAAGATGTGAACAGTCTCCTCGTGGAAGGGGGTGCAGCATGTGTGACGGCGCTGATTCCTGCGTGATGACGGCTGATCGTGTGCGGGAACTGCTCGCAGTGGAACCCCCCGCACTGGACGCTATTTCGGATGATGTGCCTGGTCAGGCTCCTATGCTGTGGCGGGCTTTCCGTAAGGGCATGGACTGGTTCTGTCGTCGTTCTCGGGTGCCTCGTGAGGAGGTTATGGGATGGCTGTACTTGAAGGCGTTCGACCGCGCTCAGTACGTTGCGGACAAGTGGAACGTTGCGGGTGAGGCTGGCCTGGTGAACTGCCTGAGCGAGCTGCTATTCCGGGATTACCCGGATTACAGGCACCACGAACACGAGGTTCCCTGGGACTTCAACGCGCTCCCCGATGAGTTTGGAACGGGGGATGCGTGAGGTATGACCCCGGAATGATGGTGAAGCTCCTCCCCCTCGCGTTCGATAAGCAGCGCGGGTGGGGCGTGAGCCTGTCTGAGACGCACATTGAGGCTGGCATGCCTAGGGCTAAGCGTGACCCGTCTGAGGGCGGTGACATGATGGCCCTGTGTGCGGACGCGCAACGCGCTTACTGGCACTTGTCCCAGCATGACAGGAACGTGATCGGCAACCGTCTGATTCTGGATGTTGACCAGGAGAGTGTGGCGCGAGCGCTTGGCGTGGACGTTGCGACCGTGCGACGTCATGAGTTCCGCATTGTGCGCGAGATGTGCGAGTTCCTAAACGGACGCCCACTCAACGATGGGCTAGACGATGATCCTTTGGAGGTGACCCTATGAGCGACCCGGTTAATGATCGTCTCAACGTGATCGAGCGTGGCCTGCGTGCTGAGGTCGAGGAGTACAGGGAGGCGATTGCGGCGGCTGACCTACTGCTTGTCGTGTCGGCTCGCATGTGCGGCCGCGACTCGCTTGACAGTACGGTCGCATGCTTGCGTCGCCTGCGTGGCGAACTGGGGGCCTGTAAATTGCAGGCGCTAACATCGCTCGGCCTCCTAGCACATTCTCGGGTTTACGCAACTCGAATGGGGTGCGAGGATTAGGGTCGGTTGCCTCCAATGGTGCCAGTTAATTCTGCGTTCGCCTGCTTCCCCCCGCTCCCAGCTGCCTTACGGTGGTTGTGGGGCGGGGGGATTTTTTCTTGCCATGATACGGGAAACAGGTTGCGACCAGCGGATTCTCTCGCCCTTATTGCCCTCTACCGTCGAATACCAGATGTACTATGATTTGTAGGCCGGTTTCCCGCACGGTTCCAACGATGCGCCCTACTGGCCAGTTAGCCTGTTGCCACCTTACTGCCCGTTTTCCTGTTTGCCGTGATTGAACAGGTCAACAGGGCCGTCCGGCATTGCACCGTCTAACTTCACGTAGTAGGCGATGGTGGTTTGCACGTTCGAGTGTGCGAGCCATGTTGCCGCCGCCCTTGCCCCGTAAGTGTCAAATACGATGCTGCCTACGGATTTGCGGATGCCGTGGATTGACAGGTCTGGCAGGTTGAGCTTGTTGAGGAGCAGTCGGCACTCTCGGTACATGGTTGCTTGCGCACGGTCGAACAGGCGAGTATCCGGGGTTAGGTGCCGGGCTTTCTTGACCCTGGCGCACAGCCTGTCGGCCTGCCATTCGGGCAGGGCCTTGTCCGGGTACATACGGCGGGTCTTGCGGGACTCAACGCCGCGCACAGTCCCCGTATCGAGGTCGATGTTGCCCCAGGTGAGAGAGAACAGCTCCCCCGCGCGCAGGCCGAGGTGGGTTTGGAGGATCAGGGCGTCCACTGCGTCCTGTTCTGGGATGCGTTTTGCGTCGTACTGTTCGAGCGTTGTTATGAGGGCGCGCATTTCGGTGGGCGTGAGGATGCGGTCGCTGTCTAGTCTTACACGTACGGGGCTTGTGATGGGTGATTCTGTGGGCCGTGTGGACTGGAATGAGGAGAGGTTGACGGCGTCGGATGCGAGCTTGAGGGCGACGCCTAGCGCGGCTCGCAGGCTTGTTCTAGCGCGCCCGCTCCCGTGCTTGGCGACGTATCCGTCGTAGAGTGTGGTGAGTGCTGACACAGTGATGGCCTCGTCGAGGGGGAGGTGCCACCAGTGTGGGTTTTCTCGTTGACTGTCGGCTATGGCAGTCTCATAGTTGTGCCTGGTGCCCTCCGCGAGGGCTTGGTGTCGGCGTGAGCGCACGTACGCGTCCCAGACTTCCGTGGGGGTACTTTGTGGGGTGATGACGCCTGACGCGCGTTTAGCGTCGTCAATGTATTGTTTGGCTTGTTCCTCGCATTGTCGGATGGCTTGGCGTTTGCTGGTTGCGATGGTGCGGATGCGTTTGGGGGTGTCGCCTCGTTGTCCAATGAGGACGCTTGCCCTCCAGTGGGTGCCGTCCTGGTTGACGACCCACGCGCGGCCTTGTTTGGACACCTTGACAGTGGTGATGTTGCCTAGTTCGCCTGGTTGGAGTGCGCGTCGCGCCATGATTGTGGACCCTTCCTGCGTGGGGGTGAGTGTTGGCCGCATTGTAGCACGTGTTGCCTGTTTTTCGGGTATAAAAAATGCGGCCCCCTCGTAAGGGAGAACCGTTACTCTCGCCACCCCCGTGTGGGGCGGGTTGAGTGCCGGTCTCCCTTGTGAGAGGGCCGCATAGGGGCGGGCTAGAAACAGCCCGCATACTTGAAAGTGACGTGGTTCGCCGCGTCTTGGATGAGGGTGCCCCACAGCAAGCCATGGGTGTATCCCCGGTCGATGTCGCTCACCCAGTCCCCCGCGCAGTCGTCTGCGAGTCGGTAGTAGCGGGATCCGTCTGACGCTTCAATGACTGTGCCTTCCGGGCAGTCAAGGTCGTCCGCGCACTGCAGCTCCCACCAGCAGTCGAGGCGGGTGATGGACTCAAGGCGCAGGACAGGCTTGGGCTTGAGCATGTCCTGTAGGGTTTCCAGCCGGGCCTTGATTTCGTTGCACGTGGCGATAGCCTCAGCGATAGCTGTGTTGGTTTCTGTCATGTTTCCTCCTATTCAGTTGCCCTTGTGGATGATCTCGCATTTGTCTGCATCTTCAAGCGTGTAGCGGAACACTTTGTCGTGCGAGTATTTGCATCCAAGGAAGTTGGTCCATGGGCCATTCGAGTAGCTTGTCCGCATGTACTCGCCGCCCCCAATGCTGATTACGGTCCCGAGGGGCAGGCGCTCAAGGTCGGCGGGGGTTGTGAACATGTGGCCCCCGCCGTCGCTTGTGGACGCTCTGATTGGTTCCGTGTTGCTGTTGAGGATACGTCTGGTTTCCGTTTCGAGTTGTTCGACCAGGTTGTGCGCCTCGCATAGCGCGTCGTAAGCGTTGTTCCAGAGGTTGAGCGTTTCGATTAGAGTTTTTTGCATGCTTACTGTCCTTCCCGAGTGTTTATGCTGCGCCGACGTGGAGGAGGCTAATCGGCCAACCGCCGCGTTTTCGCGCGACGAGGGTCCGCCAAAAGTCATCGTCAGAGAGCGTTAGCCCTGACACGCCTGTCCATCCCCTGTGTCCGGCGAGGCGCATGTATTCCCATCCGTTCGTGAGGATGATCGTGCCGGGCATGAGGCTGGCAAGATGGTCAGGGCCGTTCAGGTGCGTGATGCGGTGACTGGCCGTGCAGTCGTAGTGAGTGTCGAGCTGGATTGGTTCTGTCATAGCGGGTCCAGTCCGTACGACAGGAGGGTGATCATCTCGCCAGAGATTGTTGCGCCGAGGATTTCGGCAAACATGTCCTCCCCGGATAGCTGGCGTCCGTCGTGTCGCATCCATCGTTGCACGCGGGCTGCGGATGACTGAACGAACACGGCTCCACCGTTCCTACCGCGCTCGGAGATGTGGATTGACGTGCCAGGCGGGAGGAGCCACAGGCTGCGTTCCCCGGTGATTGGCTCGCCTAGTCCGGGTATGGTGATGTTGATTGTGCCCGCTGGGGGGTTTGCTGCGTCGTGCAGGGCTTCCTTTGCCTCGCCAATGCGGGTGAGGATTTTTTCGCACGCGGTTGCTTGTGGGATGCCTTTGTTCATGCGGCTCCCCTTGTTACGCGCTGGGCTGGTAAACGATGCGGAACTGTTCGCCGTCTGCCGCGCGCTCGCGCAGGTGGCCGTACAGTTCTCCGCAACCGTAGTCGTCCGACTCGGTAATGTTACGGATGGACGACACCCAGTAAGTGTCTCCGTGCGGGACTCGCAGGTATACGTGGTCCTTGTTTCCGGCGATGACAGTCCCAACCGGGAAGTCGTAGTCGGCCCATTCATGCACTCTGAGAGGTGCCCTTCCGGGCAGATTCTGGATGATGAGCGGCCCGCCGCGCTTGAGGGTTTCGATGCTGGTTTTGAGCGTGCTGATTCGCGTCTGGTAGGTTTCGATGCTTGCCATGAATGTTTGTTTCCTTCCCTTTTAGAGGCCCGCGTGGCAGTAGCTCAGGTTGCTCTGTGTCCTGGCCGCAATGAGGTAAAGCTGCTCGCTTGTTTCGGCCCTGCCGCCCCTACAGCCTTGCCAAAGTCGGTATTCGTCCACGCCCATACTGAGTGCCATCCATTCGTGCACGCCAATGGCGATGACTGATCCCGTGGCGACAATCCCTAGCTGTCGCGGCTCGGTGATGATCAGGTCGTCGAGGCCGCGCAGGCCCTTGAATGTGAGCTTGCCGTGGTCGGGGTCGTTGAGTAGTTCGTTGAGGAGCTTTTGGGCCTCGTCGATTGCATTCACGTAGTTGTCGTCAGTCATTGTTTTGTCTCGCTTTCAAGTTAGTACGATGTCCGGTAGGTGTTGTGGACGACGTAGCTAGAGTGCGTGTTTTTCATGAGGAGTTTCCGCATTTCCTCGTTCGTACACCAGTTCCCCATTGAGTCAATCCACCCCTCGGGGACGCGCATGTGCTCCATGTCGTCCATGATGACGACTGTCCCGTAAGCGACAGAGAGTGGCGTGTCGCTGGTGAAGATGATGGGGTGGCAGACGTTCGGCGGGTCGGCGTCGATTGTGTACGCGCGCGGGCGTGTCGTGTTCACTACTATGTTCCTTCCGATAGGTTAGGGGCGCGCCCAGGATGCCCTCGGTAAGGGTCCTAGACGCGCCCCTAACGCCCGAACGGTGGGCTATGCGTATGCTCAGTCGGACTGGCCGCTGGTAGCGCCCGCGTGGGATTCCTCAAGGATTTCTTGCAGGGCTTCCGCCCCCACCTTGTAAACCCCGGCCTTCACCACGCCCACCGTGTGCTCGCGCAAGCGCTCAACCGGCTTGCCGTTGGCGATAGCCTCGTCCAGGAGGGCGAGGGTTTCCGGGTGCTTGCACTTGATTTCCCACGTGTCATTCATGACGTCGCGAACCATTGTGGTGCCCATCTGCTTGTTGTTGACGATGAATGTGTGCTCGCCTTCCATGATGGCTTCCAGCGCCGCTCCGAGGGTCGTGGTGTCCTGGCTGTTCACGCGATTTCCTTCCACTCGCGGGAACCCTCGCGATGCACGATGACTCCGCCGTCGTCCGTGTTTCCGATGAGGTCTCCGATGTTGACCGCGTTGTCCCGGTGTCCGAAAATGATTCGGGGCACGACGCCTCCGGGGGTGACCTGGTTGACGACGTCGCCACGGTGCTTGTTTGCCAGGAGGATGATGTTGTTTGCGGTGACGCGTTCGATCACAGTCCCACCCCCGTGATGTGGGTGAATGTGAGCCATGCGCCGGGGTAGCCGATCAGCGCCCAACATGCGATGTTGAACAGGTTACCGAGCCACCCTTCCGCATCGTCGGCCCATTCGATGATTTCCATGAAGATTTTGGCGGTCGTCAGTCCTGCGATGAAGATTGCGACGCCGATTCCCAGTAGCATCCATGCCATGCGTGTTGTTTCCTTCCGGTTGAACTAATCTGTGTGTGGTGTGCGCTGGTTCCGCCAGAAACCGTGCGCAATGTGTGGGCTATTCGCCCATGTGAATGAGGTTGAAGTCCGTCTGCTGCAGGTCGGCGTCCCACCCGAGGTCTACCTGGGTTGCGACGTCCGCGTCCGTGTAGCGCCCGTCAGGTGCCCGCGTGGTTACCCAATGGTCGGTGTAGGCCTTGAAAAACTCTCCCGTCACATAACTGTCAATGAGTGTGCCGGGCGGGAGGGCGGACAGGTCCACCTGTGCAACGATGCCCGCGCAGTTGATGCGAACTGCGTTCGGCGGTGTTGCGGGCGCGTTCGCCTGCGCACATAGTCGGTTGATGAAGTCCATGGCCTCATCGAGGGTGATTGGCTGCGTCATTACGCCCCCCGGTCAGCCTGCGTGAACGATACGGGGAGGCGTGGCGCAGCCGCGCATCTCCGCAGCGAACTCCTCGTGACTGTATGACTGTCCGCTGTACCTGACCCACGGGCCAGCCTCGCCATCCGGGAGGCAGCGGAAGTACTCGAACACCCCGTCTGCCACCAGCGTGCCGACGCTCACGCCCTTGGCGTCCAGCTCCACCATATCGCCGTTAAGGTCGGTCGCCTTGAAGCGGGTGCCGGTCAGTTCCGGCTCGCTCGTCGGTTCCTCGTCCGTGACGTCGGCTCCGAGGGTTTCCATGATCTTGTTTGCGAACTGTTCGATAATGTCGTTGAGCTGTTCGCGGGTGAGTGATGCAGTTCCCATGTTCGTGTTTTTCCTTTCGTTTCTGGGACTGTTTGGGGCGCTCAATCCTTGTTTCAACGTTTGAGGTATTGCGCATGGCCTGCGCAGAGTGCTACACTCAACCCTGTTACAACAAGGCACTGACACGCCCCCCTTGGTTTGTCTGTTTTCTCTGTTGAACGTTCTGTGTAGGGGAAGCCCGCACTGGACAGGCTAATTGCAAGCGCATCTGACAGGGTCGCCCCGCCAGGCGGACTGTTGGACGGTCTCTCACACTCGCCGCAAAGCGCTTAGGTCAGTCCGGGGCGGGCTTCCCTGTCTATGCTGTGGCGCGTCGGTTTGCGGCCATCCAGTCCGTGAGCGCATCGTGCGGGTAACGGACCACGCTCCCAACCTTCACAAACTCCGGCCCATCCCCAGTGAAACGCCACTCCCCTAGCGTGCGAGCGGACACGCCAAGCATGGACGCGACGTCGGCGGGCGTGTGCATGAGCCGGGGTTTTTCCGCGGCTTCCGCCCACGTGAGGAACATGTTGGCGGCCTCTGCGAGCTGGTCGCCCTGCGAGGCTTTGACGTTGACGATGCTCCCGTTTGGGGCGGGGGCTCTCCCGCCGATGTTGACTTGTGCGCCTGTGCGGCGGGCCTCGTCGATCACTGCGGCGAGGATCAGATTCGCGGCGGCGGGGTCGGTCGTGTGTGCGGTGACTGTGTAGGACTCCTGTGTCATGTTGGTACTGCCTTCGTTGACGTTCGTGTGGCGTTGCCGGTAAGGGTTGTCCGACAACATGAAAAATTTTAGTGGCAAAACGTGCTTTCTGCCACTTGACCAGGCGTTAAACCGCGCAGTCTCGCGGCTCCAAACGCGCCCAACCACGGTGAACCCCCTCGGGTGTCACAGCCTCAACCGCGTCTGTCGGTTCAGACAGAATCCCCACCGGGAACCGCTTGGTAATTTTGTGACAATCGTCCGTCCGCCACCTGGTTCCCTCCACGAGGACCACGCGCCCCTGCTGCATCTCTGCCAGGAAATATGCGGGCCTATCAGGCATAATGCCCCGGCCCACCCACAGGCCAGCAGCCAAGGCCACTAGCGCCATAAGCCATGCGACCGTGCGCACGCTCAATTGTCCGTTGGAACCCGTCATTGGGGTTGCCCCTTCCTTCCGGTTACGACAAGGCCCCCACGCCCGCGTCAGGCAGGGCAGGGGCCTCAAGATTGAATGTTCTGTGCGCCGCGCGGCTTGGTGAGATGAGCCCACCCGCCAGGGTGGAAACCAGAGGGGGAGAGAGAGGTAGAGAACCCCCCTGGCCGTCACCCCGGCGAGAATGCTCACCCCACCAAACCAGCGCGGCGGGATAGGTTAGGCTGCAGGCACCAGCGCGTACTCGGGCGCGCATGCCTTGTTTTGCCAGAGAATGTCCAGCGTCAGCCCCCAGTCGCCAGTTGGGGCGGCGCGCAGGTGGTCGCGCCAGTTGGGGCGCGTCATGTCCGGCAATTCGTGCGACGTCGCAGGGTCACGCCTGTTCAGCCACATGAGCGCCCCCAGCCGCGTCTCCACAGGCACGGGCCACTCACGCGCAAGCTCCCACTTGCCCGACACGCGCATCTCGCGGGCGAGGGCCATAGGCTTGTCGGCATGCAGCAGTAAGTATTCACCCACGCACCACGTGCTCTGCAGCTCGCCGCCATCCGTGCGCACCAGGCGCATCGTATGCCACCTGTGGTGCTTGGTGGGGGCGTCGTAGACGACGCTCCACCCTGCGACCTTAGCCGCGCTGCTCAGCATGTCGTTGTAATAGCGTTCCCAGTCCTCCATGACGCGCACGGCCACCGCCGCAACGTCACTTTCGTCGTACCACACCATTGTTCACACCGTCTTTCAGTCTTGTGGTCTTGTTAGCTCGCCTGTGCGTCGAGCCTGTACGCGCACGCCGACACCACAGTCAGCATGCTCGCAATGTCGTTGATTCGAGCGGCCAGGATGCGCGCGTCAGGATCGTCAACCGCCCCAACGCCCGATTCTCTGACCAGTTCCGTGAGCCAGTCGCCCATGCGGGGCGCGGCCACTGCCATTTCCCCGAGGGGTGTTCTCGCGTGCCCCACGCGCCCCTCCTAGTCCCCATCCGCCATTGCTAGACGCCAGCGTTCGTCGTCTGCTGCAATGTCGGCGTAGATGGAAACGGAACTGAGGCTGCTAATGGCCTCGCCTAGCTTGGCGAGGAGGAGCGACTCGGCCTCAGTCGCCATCTTGCCTACCGTCATTTGCTCCCGTAGCTTTTTCTGCGCGATAGAGAGACTGGCGTGCATGATGCGGGACGTGTCAGCTACGAACGTAAGCCAGTTCGTGTGTTCCATGCTGGTCACTCCTCGCCCCCGTCAGGGTTAAGCTTGGTTGCCAGGTTTTCAAGCGAGGCTTCAAGATGTCGCATCGCCCCGAGCGCAGCACGCGCATGCACGCGGACCATGCTCGCCTCGGGCGAGTCTCCCAGCCAGTCGCCGTCCGCGTCGTGACTGTCCCGCACACCCGCCCTAAGCAGGTGAGCGTTAAGACAGTCCGCCCAATAGGCGACAAACGCGTTGGTTTTCCGCAGCTCACGCGTCAGCGTATCGTCATCCATCATTGGTCCTATCTGTCCTTGTCGATCGTTCTGTTACGCGGCGAGGCCCCACAGGCCGCCGTCGCACACCGCCAACGCCAACACGCGGCGGGCGGCAGTCTTGAAGCCCTCACGCGTAACCGGCACGCCCTGCAGAGGCATCCACCGTCCGGGCTTGTCCGGGTCAGGGCCGCTCATCCAGTCCCCAGCGTCGGCCCACACGCCGTCACGCATGGGGATGCAGGGCTGGTAGGGGGCGGGTGGAACCCACCCGCGCGTCATGCTCGCATTCATTTTTGTCTCACTCTCGTTTCATGTCAGGACAAACCACTTTGATTGTCCTCGCTCCCAGGGCGGGACTCGAACCCGCCATTACCTCACCACTCAAGCCTGGGAAACCGGGAGGTCACTCCCAATCGTCAGGAGAATCCACGACCGCGCGCAGCTCGCCAGACTCAACACGCTCCGCAAGAGACGCCGTAACCGCGCGGGCCGTCAGCAGCGGGGAGAGGGCAAGCATTAGTTCCCCCGCCCCCAGCTTGTCGTCACCCTTACCGCCCTGCAGCCATTCCTCCGCAAGGGTTTCAACCGAATACGCCGTACCCTCGCGGTCAACAAAGTGCGCCCACTCAGGCGCGTTCACCGCGTCACGCAGCACGTACTCACATTCATCCCACGACGCTTTCAGCGCCGTCACCTGTTCGGGCGTCATGTACTCGCCCGCCGCCATCGTCTTGCACCTGCTGGTATCCCTCATAGGGCACCACCTTTCACACTCAGTTTCAATACGGCCCGCAACCACCATGGCTGCAGGCCCGTTCCCTGGCCCGGACTCGAACCGGCACAACGCTCACCATTCAAGCGCCAAGGACACCCCGTCATCCGACAATAACCACTGCCCCGCCCGTCACAGGCGTGTCACCCTTGAAGTCATGCACAACCACGGTCGGCACGCCCTCAACACTCGGCCTGTCCGCATCTTCCATCACGTACACGGTCGCACGCTCGTGCGCGTACACCTCGCCACCCTCGCAGTAGACAACCGACTGGCCGTAGGCCGTCACGTCAACATCAGCGCCCATTTCGACAAACGAGCGTTGATAGGCCGTCACGGATGCGTGGCCCCATGCAACCACGTGGGACGTGGCCCGCGCCGTCACCTCCGCACTGTCATACGCGAACAGGGGGCAGAGCGAATGCGCTTCCACGGTCGCCATATCCCACGCCTGGCCGCGCGCATAGTACCCACACTTGCCGGTAGAACTGTCACGCCAGTTAACCTGGGCAAAGTCTGTCGCATGCACAACCGCGTCATCCTGCGCTTCAACCATGCTATGACCGCGCGCCGTCAACTGTGCCGTGCCCGATACAACCACGCGCGATTCGCCCCGCGCTTCAATCGAGTGCCCGCGCGAGTCCGTCACGAAAATGTAGATCGGAACGTATTTGCCTGGGTCTGAGTGAATCTCAATCACCATGTCATCAGACGGGGCCGCTTCCAGCGCCGCGTCCAATTCTTCCTGATTCGTCACGCGAACCACCTTGTCGCCGCTCATTTCCTCAGTCTCCTATTCCATGTATCCGAGGCGACCGCCTTGGTCGCCCGTCGCTCCCTGTGCCCGGATCGAACAGGCCCTATCTCACCCCCACCATTGGGGACAGGGATAGCCAGCGTGTCACGCGCAAAGTCAGTCGGCATTCATCTCCGCTTCTAGCTCCTCAGCCTCTCTAAAAGCCTCCTCCCACACGGCCACCGCATCGGCCACCGCCTTAGCGACCGCCTCATCCGGCGTACGCTCAGCCGGGCCACGCACGCCCGCATCACAAACGCAACCAGCGTCCGATACGAATAGACGCGATACTCATCCCCACCCTCAGGGCGCGGGATGCGAACCACATTGAAGTTGGTCGCCACGGGGATAATGTCACCCGCGAAACCATGCCGAACAGCGTACGCCGCCGAATCAATGTCATGAAGAACAGTCATGACGAAACCTCTTTCTCACATTCTCAAGTAAGGCAACAACCATTGTGGCCCCGCCCCTTGCCCAGGATTCGAACCCAGGACCCCCGCACGGGGGCGCAACCGACTTGCCAAGGGTGAGAACCACTAACGGCCCTCAATAGGACGCAAATCGCCATCCTGAATGCGCTCGTCGATCCAATCCAGCATTCCGCAGCGGAAACCAATCGAATCCATCTCGCGAACTATCGCGCCCGCGTCAAACTCGAATCCGGCAACAAGCACCGTCCCGCACACGTCGGTAAGCATGCTTTCGTAGGCGTCATTCATCTCACCTTCGGTAAACAGCTCACCCGCCGCGTCCACGTATTCCGCCCAATCGGGCACGCCGCCAAGCTCCGAACGCGCGAAAGACTCTCGGTCATCCCACGCATCCTGCATCGCTTCCAGCGCATCGCCCGTGACCTCAGTCATGAAACCCATCGTCTTGCCTCTTTCTCAATTGATCTGTGATAGGACACGCACACGCCATGCGCGCCCCCGCTCCTCGGGCGGGACCCGAACCCGCCTAAAACTCACCAATCAAGCCGAGGAACCACGCCGCTAAGACGCGGCGTAAAAATCCCAATCGCGCCGATAATCCGTAGACCGCGCATCCGTATACGCATCCCACGCGCCAACGTCCCCACGCATCCCACGCAAAGACGCCCGCGTAGCGCGCCTAACGCGCTTACCCACAAGCCGACGCGTACCCGTATTCCAACGCGCAAAGTCCTTATCAATCGCCACGCCCTCCGCACACCTGCGGATACGCGCCGCCTTGACTCGCCACGGGGCCGTCTTGTCCGTATGTGCCACCTCGCACACCTCCAATCATGCGCAACGCCAATCGTCACGCCCTGCGCGCGGGACGGGAATTGAACCCGCCATTACCTCACCACTAAGCCCGCGCCGCCCCTTAGTCAGGGGCCAAAGACTCGCCTAAGCCGCCGAAACCGAGGTCGGGGGAACCAGGATGGAAACCCACTCATCCGACGCCACCGCGTCCAAACCGCGCTCATCAAGAGCAAGCGCCCCCTTGGGAAACTCACCATGAGGGAAGTCAAGACCCCACATAACCTGCCACCCAAGAGCACGCGCCGCCCGCTCAATCGCATCATGGAAAGCGTTGAAAACCATCTCCCCAATCGCATCAAGCCGGGCGTTACCCTGCGCAGAACGCCGATACTCAGGGGCCGGATCATCAACCCACCAATTAGACGGGTCAAACTCGGGACGCCCACACTCATCCCACGCACGAAACACGCCGCGCCACGTGTGCGTATCCCAATACATCTGAAGAACGCACTCATCCCAATCAGCCGTGCCGGGCATCGTCGCATCGTCATAGAACCAAGCGACCAACTCGGGAAGCGTCCCATAAGTAAGGAAGCCCCTAACAGCCACATCCGCACAACGCGCCGCCGCCGCCAAACCCTCAACCAAAGTAGCCAATGTAAACACCTCTCACATTCTCAACAGGCCCCCACCCTGAGGACCAGAATCAGCGCCGCCCACCATTAGGCGCGCCCGTAGACGGTGCGAGAATCGAACCCGCCGCCCGCGCCACGTCTGCTAAACGCCCGCGCGAACGCTCACCAAAGCCGCCCTAGTCCACTAACGACGCGCACCACAATTAACCGACCGGGAAACTCAAGGACGGTCCTAACAACAGCAGTAAAGCGATAGGCCACGGCCCGCGCCCCTACAGACGGGGGCCGCCGCTCAAAACCTCGGAACCACTGCGATAGGCGAGAACGCGCCAAGGCGAAAAAACCACTCTGTAATTCACAACCAAGCCCCTCTCAAAGAGGGAAGATCAAACACACACCCAATCCAACGAAACGCCAAGGCCGGGGGCCTCTTTGCTCGCTCTCTCGGGGGCGATGAAATAAATGTACACCGCCCGCCGCCTGACTGCAAACTAAACGCCGCATCGTGAGACGTCAAACGGTCACACTCTGAGATAGGCGCAGAAACACACCGCAAACAGTTCGCCAGCATTACACGCCGGCCGCCAACTGTCAAACCGCAATTAGGGGCCATCGCGGGGGCCATTAGTTAAATGAGACGCTAATCACACTACCCGTGAATTAGTCCTACCCAAACACGCACGAGCGCGCGCGTAACACATGGCGACGTTATTGTCAATTCAATTAGCGGAATAGTGGCACAATAGACAAATAGAATTGCGCATACCCTATGTGTGCGAATTGCGCAAGCACATTAACCGAATAGCAACATAACAATTCAATAGCAAATTGACTTCAATTACAAAAACAATTCTTTGCGATAAATAAAGCAATTAAACGAGCAATTAAATAGCCAATCAACCAAGCGATTAAATACAAGCCAAGCGCAGCGACTAGACAGCGCGGGAATTGAACAAAGAATTGCAGACGAATAGGGGGCTATAACCCCGCAAGAATTGCCCCTAGATACCACACGGTCATAGCAAAAAATATCCGCGACGGGTTACAAGCTTTCCATGTCAACCAATTCGCCACGCCGCGCGCCGCTTGACTGCTAATCGTAACACGCCCGTCCCCGGACTCGCAACCCCGGTCGCAGCCCATGCCCCCGGCTCTTGGTGAGGGGGTTTCTGGCGAATGGCTTGTTTCTGCGGATTTGGACGCGATGCCATGATCGCCCACGCGTGACATGTGTCTCATTATTGAAAAATGTGCGCGGTGACCAGGGTTCCGAAAACAGACTATATAGTGAGAGGGTAAAAGCCCTTGGGGGGTAGGGGGGCAAGTATATATATAAATATATATCTTAAGTCTTAAGCTAATGTTTAAAGCTCTCTATCTCAAGTCCTCTAGTTCACGACTTATGGTTTATAGCTCATGGTTTCTATCTTATAGTTCTGTCGTTGCTTTAAGTCTTAAGACGTAATTAGTATTGATTCTAATTCTGTCGTTGCTTTAAGTCTTAAGACGTAATTAGTATTG